TCCAAAACACGGGGTGCCCCATAGTTCACCAACTTGGCACTTCCACGTCTCACGCTTTCCAAAGTGCGCTTCCATTGCCTCACGGCGAAGTGCATTTACGGCTCGACGCTTATCGCTCACTGGCTTCAACGCAGTGCGCTTGAGACCTGTGCTGTTCGTCTTTTTGAATGGCGTCCGCTTTAGCGGTGTGCGCTTCATTACTTGTAAATCTTGTTTAGACGAACAATGTCTTTGTCTAAAATTACCGCTTCTTGATTAAGGGTAACAATGTCCTGCTGAAAGGTGGCGAGTGAGCCAGTTCCAGAAGCAACAGAAATTCCGTCAGTGGCGGTGGCGTGGATTGCTAATGAAAAATTCATAACATCAGCATTAGTTTGCGTTTCTGGAGAGTTATCTAATGAGCCAACTTTAATAGCCTCGTCAAGCAACAAATTGAAACTGTTTGTTGCACGGTTCAGGTTATTGCTACTAAAAGAATTTTCCGCCCTTGTAACAAGTTTGAAAACCGTCAACGTCTCAGGAGAAAACTTGGATAACCACTTAACATACACCTTGGTTTGTGGGTTGGTCGTAGTGGTTGGTGTTGGCTTGCTTGCTATTGAAGAAAATAAACCAATGGCTGAGAAAATAGCAATTACTACTATGGCACCTAAAACTAATTTCTTGGAACTGGTGTGCTGTTGATTGGCGGTCATTCGGACGCTCCCTTTGCTAGACCCTTAAGACTAGACGATACTTCACCAGTTGAGGGTAAAGCAATCATGGCGTTACCTGCGCTGAAGGCGACCCTAGTCAAAATGTCATTGTCCGACTTGCTTTTGAACTCGTCATACATCTTGATAAACTGCGCTCTCGTTGCTGTTGGATTATCGCTGTGGCAGATGTTGTACCACGAAATCGCCTTGACGCATTTTCCAATTATCTCGTTAGACCATGGCTTGCGCTCAAGGTTCTGCCAATTGTGAAGACCATAACGTTCAACGGCGTCGGAGACTTCCGCCCACGCCTCTTGTGCCGATAGTGCCAAAACGCCAGAGACCTCGGCGCACTTTCGACGGATACCCGCAACCGTTGGGAACCGCTCCTCGGTAAGTATCCAATCCTGCACCGCCCTAAATGCAACCTCCGCTTGGACATCTTGAAGCATGTAGTGGTACAACTCAATTGTTTCTGGAGTGGTGTTCCAAACTGGGAAAGCGGCCTTCAACAGTGCGCATACTTTTGCGGTCTCAACTCTTTTCATTCGTCAAGCCCATTCTGCAAGAAAACCTCAATGTCGCTGTACGCACTTCGTGGCTGTGCTGTTACGTCACTGGTAGGAGCAATGTAGTCCTCGTAGCGCACTGACGAGCCAAAGAAGGTTCCAGCGTGAAGCGTGAATTGCTGGTCTTGGTTGCGTCGAATGCTCGCATAGTTCTGCGTTGCTGTTAGCAAGTCATCAAAGGTCACACCAGCACGTAAGCGGGCGACCACGGCGTCGTAGGCTTTTTTGCGACCAACCTTGCGTGGGTAGATTTCCCACAGTTGGTTGAACTCCCGCTGAAAGGGTTTGCTCACTGGCTCGGACGAATTTTCGTCTGAGCAAGAATTACTATCTTCAGTACTTTCTACATTCAGTACTTGGTATAACTCAGTACTTACTATGGGGGTGGGTTTACCGTCAACGGTTTGACCGTCAACGGTTTCACCGTCAACGGTTTTGTGCGCAACGGTGACCTTCATTTCGTGAACGTCACGCTCTTGGTATGAGAACTTCCCAGAGGGGTCTTTTTTCTGTGCGCCCTTGGTGATGTATCCGTTGTCCTGCAACTCTCGCAGGATTGCTTCGACTTTTTCCCGCTTCGCCTTTGGTGATTGCGAAATCAAGTGCTTGACATTGACCGTCCAGTTGTCTGGCTTTGATAGAAGGAAGATGAGCATTCCTCTAGCCTCCCAAGACAGGTCGGTGTCGGTGATTGTCGGGTTAGGGACAACCGTGTAGTTGCTTCTAATGGCTGAGGGTGTTCTTCGTATCAAGGTCGCTCCTTGGCTAGTTCGTCGGTGGGTTGGTTAGGGTACACGAGTTACAGCCTTGGTGCATGGTGATTTTTCAAAATTTTTTTAAAGGGGACTACACCAGAGGCTCTATACGCCCCTATAAGCCAAAAACCGCCCTTTCCCCTGTCTGGGTACTCAGGCGGTCTTTGAGTGTCTCTAAAGGGGGTTAGAGAGCCTCTGGAGCCTTATCAGGAGGGAACGTCCTCGTCTGATAGGTCAACGTCGTCTGACACCGCAACGGTGGCAACCAAGGTCTCAGCCTCAACGAGGCGTGATTTTGGCAGGTTGTTCACCTTTGGAAGCCCTGCTTCGCCCCACTGCTTTGCCAATGCTCGGCGCTGGGCTGGGTTCAAACCACGGATTTTTCCGTCAATGGCGTCACGCTCGGTGTCGCTGACAATTGGGTCACCAGACTTCAACCAGACACGGAAAGCGTCGGCCGCTTCGTTTGCCTTGTTGGGTGCGAATACTTGGTCTGCCAACTGCTCGCAACGGGTTTTGCCAATAATGGTTCGGTGGTCGGTGTCGAGTTCAAGAACGAGGGTGAATTCGTACTCAATGCCGTCACGCTGTTGTGGCGCCATTCCAATTTTCTTTGGAGTAATACGACCGTTGCTGTCCTTCTCCATTGAGTACTCAGTCTTTGAGCGCATGGTCGCAATGATGTGACCATTGAAAGCAAGGATTGCGTCGAGCATACGTTGCTGAATTGGAGTGGCGGTTCGCCAACCTGCAAAGGAGTTTCCCTTAGCCTGTGCGCCAGCGTTCTCTACGATTTCGAGAAGTCCGCCCTGTCCATTGTAGAAGTGGGTAAGGCTGTCAATCACGAGAACTGCGTAACCCTCTGCTTCGGCGGCCTTCAAAACCTCAATCAAGCGGTCTGGGTGGTATGGAGCAGACATTGACAAAGTGTCAAAGTCAAATCGGTCTGCGTACAACTTGGCGCTGTCACGCTCAGTGTCAAGTACGGCAATCTTTCCGCCCTCGGCAAGTTCGGTTGCCCAAGTCAAAGCAGAGAAAGTCTTTCCTGCACCTGAAGGGCCTGTAATGGCAATTCGGGCTTTTGCTTCAGCCTTCGTTGCCTTGGTAAATAATGAACTCATTGCTCATTCCTTTCAATAACAATCGGTATCGTCTCGACTAGTATACACATCTACTCAACCCCTGTCCACACATTTAGCAAAAAAGTTTTAAGGGGTTGTTGCGTATGATACTATAGTAGGGTATACTCTATACCAAGCAACAAGGTTTAGCCTCACCAGTGGTGATGTAACACCCCCAATTTAAAGTAGTAATGACCAAGTAGAAAGGAATGTCATGAGTGACGAAACTCTTGACCTAGGTGAATACCTAGATGACGCTGGTAAGCCAGCAGGCTTTACAAACACGGAGGACACAACCTTCGCTATCAACAACGACGACGAGGCTCTTTGGGCAATGCGTCGCTTAGCGGTTGCACAACGTCGCATTGACGAGGTGAAGCGGTTAGCGCAAATTGAACTTGACCGAATTAATCTTTGGGTCTCGGACAAGTCACGTTCTAGCGAGCATGAGATTGAGTACTTCGAGCGTGTGCTTGGTGATTACTTGCTCCGTGTGCGTGACAACGAACTTGACGGACGCAAGAAGTTGGACTTCCCAGACGGAACAATCAGTAGCCGTGTTTCGCCACCCAAAGTTTCTGTTGAAGACGCCGAGGCATTCCTTGCTTGGGCTGAAGCAAACGGTCACGACGAGTGGGTTCGTGTCAAGCGTGAGGCAGACGTTGCCACAATTAAGAAGGTTGTTGACTTCAGTGGTGATAGCGTGATTGACCCTGTGACTGGAGAAGTAGTCGCTGGTCTTTCTCACGTCGAAGGCGGAGTAACCGTCAGCGTTAAAGTCTCTAACTAAGACAAAAAGAAAACCCCCTAGGATTGGATTTACCAGCCCTAGGGGGTTTTCGCTGTTCGTACTGACCAGCCTCTCACATACCTAAATGTATGCCTGAGTAAATACTACTACTTTGTGACAGAGGCAGGCTTGACTGCGCCAAGAATTCGACGGAGTGCTGGGTACTTGGCTTCGAGAGCGTGAGCCAGAGTGCTGTAGCCAGTTGCTACGGCTGGGGCGACGATTGCGTAAGCCTGAGTAGGTGAAAGGTTAAAGCCTGCCTTAGTTGCGACGGAAACTAGAAGTCCGACGAGGGCGGGAACTACGTACCGAGTAATTTCGGCGGTGATTGCCTTTGGGTCAATCGTTGGGGTTGCTGGTGTTGCCATTGGTTGTCTCCTTTGAGAGCATTAGTGGTAATTGTGCCTCGGCTTCTGAACGGTGCCAGCCCAAGTGCCTCTCTACTTTATCTTCAATACTATCGAAGCGCAAGTCCATTCGGGCAAATAAAACCTCGACTTTTTCCATTTTTGTGTCGAGTTTGTCAAATCTTTCATTAAACGAAGAGATGTGAGCCGTAAGTTTTTCGTCACCTTGGTGGCTCTCAACTCGACCTTTATGTGAGGAGCGCCACGCAGAGACGGCCGCAATCGTGGCGGGCACAGAAGTGATTAAGGCCGCTATGACGTATGGCTGTGACGTGGCTGAACTCATGGTCAGATTTTAGACCACGGTTTCCAAATGTCAGTTGCTAACTAGCCTTGCCCATGTCGGTGACGTACATGGTTTGCGGGGTGCTAGTTGCACTACCGCTAATAGTGATTGAGGGCACTAAAGTTAGCGCCGTTGTTACGCCAGTAGTTGCACTTCCGTATTGAATGGCAAGTAACCAAGTGTATTGGCTTTCGGGGAATTGGCTAGTCCAAACTCCGGGTTTCAAGTTTCCAACTGGTGTTTGTGACCAAGTTGCGTGACCAGAAAGTGTGTAGTAGCCACTTGCCTGAGTTGTTTGCAACCTTTGTACTTCGTGGTATCCGTCTGGAGCCACCACACCAAGTGCTACATAACCGTTAGCGTCAGTTGCTGTTACTTGCACCGTTGCAGTCGCCCTAATCTCGTAAAGAGTGTCGGGATAAACATCTGTAGTTATTGCAGGTGCGCCACTTGCTCCCGCTGTTCCAATGTTGGTTGGCGTATTTTTACTGCCCGTAAATGACTGTGTGTACGTAAATTTTTTATGCGCCAACAAGTGGTGAACTCCACCCTGACCGCCATTGCCAGTTGTGTTACTACCATTGGTCGCTGGGGTATTCCCACGAACCGACATGGTGACAATAATGTCCGTATCGCTCATCATTGCAAAAACTGTGTCATTCAGTTTCGGTGTGTAACTGCTCGAATAACTAACCCCGTGAATTGGAGAGGTATCTCCCGCCAGCAAAATAGAAAGCGTCGGGCCTGCATAGGCGCTGTCATTGTACCCACTTGCTGTTCCGCCATAACCCGGGTCGAAACCAATGACGGTAGCCATGCGGAGAGTATCGGGTGGTGGCAGGTCACGCTGACCGTTATTAACTAGAGAGTTGGCGAGGGATTTAAAATCGATTGGCATTAGTACCCCTGACTGTACTCGCCAATGCGAATTGCGTCTTGGCGTGAACCAACACGACGCTCACGGGCGGTAACTTGAAGTGCTGTTTCTGGCTCCAGAGGAATGACAATTTTGTCAATGTAATAGTTGACCGAGCCGTCGCCCTTTTCGTTAGGGTCTACAAGAACGGTACCTTTTAGATAGTCTGCTGATACTGGAGCGTTGGTAGGTTGGCTATTTTGTATTCCGCACACGTGAATTGTTTTTGCGCCAACTGGGGCGTCTGCCGTTACGTAAAGGTCTAGGAATTTGTAATCAGCCTTCAGTCGGATAATTTCGCCTTTAGCGATTGACACTGGGTTTGGAGTTCCGTCAGCCAAACGACCACGTGCTGGAAGCGGGTGGACTGTCAGGGTGGTGAAAGCGCTCTTACTTGTATCGGCAGATAACTCCGCCAAAACAATTGAGTTATCAAAAATTCCAATTGCCCGACGCCGAACTTTTACAACGTCTCCTGCGTCCAATGCTGGATTTACAATGCCTTCAAATGTGACGCTTTCGTCACCGCCAACAAACCAGTTCAAATACGTGTCGGCCGCTTTTTGAACCATTGCCTGCGTTGTCAATTTTTTGCGACCCGGCTCGTAGCCAACGACACGACCAAATTCGCCTAAGTAATACGTTGGGCTTTTGGGGTCATTGTCCATTGCAATTGCCTTGAGTGGTGTTTTTGTACCAGTGTTTTCGCCAGTTGCAATTACGTAGTTGACTGCCTTGCTATCGTCCAATTTGCGAGTTGCTTGTGTCAGTGGTGATACGGGAACAACGCCTGTCACGGGGTCTGGAAGGACTGGGGTGTACATTCCTCCATTGGTGCTTCCGTCAAGGTAAGCCCAAACAGGTTTAACGGTATTTGGGTCGGGCACGGTTCGTAAAGTGAACATGCCATTTACGTCAACATAAAGTTCTGCACCAATAGCGGCCGCTAATGCAGAGATGTCAGTCCATGGTGAATTTGAACCCGACGAACTAATTGTTCGTGCGCCCATTACGACTGGGGCTGTTAACTTTGCGTCGGTGACACCAGAGAAGTTAAATTTAGGGTCTCCAAAGATTGTTCGGTGACCTTTTGCAGGCCACCTATCTTCAATGAGCATTTGGATTGCGCTCTTTACATCAGTTGCGGTGTACTGAACTTCTTTGGTTGTATCAACCTTCGACACTGGAACCGAGTACTTTTTCTTCCAGACAGTTACTGGTGAAGTCCAGTGGTTTTTGGCAATGTTGCTACTAATGTCGGAACCGCTCACGGTCAATTGAATTTGCGCCTCGGCATTTTCTTCTACTTGAACGCTATTAATGCGAAAAACGCCAATAGGCACAAGTTCGTATGGGGGGTTGCTTGCCAAATCGGAAGCCCATTGAGGTGTTCCACTTGGTTTGTCTTTGCCAGTCAAGTTATCAAAACGGAGTAGCCAAGGTGGGATAGGAGCAGGTGATGACCACAACTGGCTAGGAATAGCCTTATCATTCCAAAGTACGCCTCGATACGCCCAGACGTGGTGACCATAAATGTTAAGTGGGTCGAAATCTGACATTGGAACCAAACTAACTTCGGAGCCGTCTTGCCGATAAACGTATTGTGCGCTAGTGGTGAATTCAATTGTGCGTCGGTAGTCTTGGGCAGTGCGGTCTGAAGTTACGTTTCCCTTGACCACGGGAATTGTAAAACTTTCTCCCTTGGGTGTCACAACCTTGACAACCGTCATTGGTCGGTGTGACTGCTGAAGGGACAAAATCATTTTGTCGCTCATTGAGTACATAATTTAACTTCCGTAAGTAAAGCCATAGTTTGGTGGAGCGGCCTCTACGTATGTTATCGAAACCGTGCGGTATGGACTAGCGGCCGCATTGTGTGTCACCTTAACGTCTTCATTAACAAAGATGTAACGGCGCTCTGCTTCAACTGGGTCAAGCAAAATGAGTGTTTCACCCTTGTTCAACAGGTTTAAAAAGTTTGTCCAGTTAGGAATGTCAGTCCAAATAACGTCAATGGTTGCGTCACGACCTTGGACAACTCCTGCAATGGTGAATGGTCGGCTAGACCCAAGTGGATAGAACACTCCAGCGGGGTGCTTCTGGGTTTCCTGAACGCCATTCTGTACCAAGATTGGGTAGCGGACGTTGGGGTCGCTGGTACTACCGAGCCACCAAGTTGAGGTGATTAGTGCTGGTGCGGTTAGCGGTGGAGTTATAAACCCAATTTGCGGTACTGAACCAGTGGTAACTGAAGGCGTAAAACGGTAAAGGTTTGACGAAACCGTGGGGATTGCGTCGTAATCAGAAACCGTAGCAATGCCAGTGTTGGAAACAGTAAGTGCCTCTGCACCACGAAGCGTTGTCCAATTGTTACCGCTGTCCTCGCTTCGCTCCGCTTTGAAAGTGTACGAAGGAACGCCACCAACAAAGCCGTCGGTATCAGAGTTCCAATTCATAACCGCAACTGGCGTTCCAGCACTTTGCGCATTTTGCAATTCGCTTTCCGTTGAAGCAACAGTGGCGTAGCAAAGTTCGTTTGCTAGATGAGTGTTGATAAGAGGGAGGGCAAGGGTGACTGTTTGTGAGCCGTCCCACGTACTGCTGATTGTAACTGTTTCTTCATTAAGAGGGGAGTTGTAGCCAACTTGCATAACGCCGTTTCGTGCCAAACCTTGAACGGAGGTCAACTGGATAGAGGTCGCCCCAGCACTTGCTGAAGCAACAAGGGGGGGAGTGATAAAGTTAGTTCCACCACCAACTTGCAGTTCACGTGAACCGTTGTCGTTAGTTGGGTCAAAAAGATAAGTTGATAATGCACCGTTGAGTGGCGTGTTGTTTGGGATAACAAAAGACTTGACGGGCTGGCTGGCGCCAGTTGTTGGGTTTATTCCGTATGTCAACGAGGGCAAGCAGGTGTTGAGAGCCGTGTAGTTTCCATTTGGGTTTGGCGGGGTTAGTGCTTGGAATAGGAAGCCACTAAAAGCGGTAATTGGGTTAAGGATTGAAAGATTTGTTACAGAGAACCGTGGGCAAGCACGGGTAGCCGAAATGTACAGGGCGTCCGTTGAGGTTGGTGAACCAGAAAGAAAAGTGACGGTAATGCTTGTGCCACCTTGGGAGACATTTGAGTTAACCCGCAATTGAGCGCCGTTGCTTGTGCTGATTAGGCTTCCAGCGGTCAACGAAATTGCAAGACCGCCAGATACAGAGTACGTACCAATACCCTGAGTTGAACTTGGGGTGTATCCAGTTGTGGTTCCAATGCTGTAATTGTTAGGAGCCTTGGCAACGATAACATTTGGCGTCCAGTTATTAGAACCAATTGTCACGGTAGGGTCAAACGCATTGGTAACCCCCGTAACGAGACTTTGCGTTCCGTCAGACGTGGTGATTAAGTTGTTGTACTCGTCGTACCAGTCAATGTACTGGGCATAGGTAGGCGCAGTACCAGCGACGGGAATAGGTGCGGTTATTAAAGAACTAAAACCGTAGGTCGTTCCAGCATTTACTGCAATAGAATTTGAAGAATTCCAACCGCTCCAACCGTTTTGTGGGTAAATAGAAGCGTCAATCCTGTTGGTTCCAGACAAGGTTCCGCCGTTATTAATTGCAATTGCCGAATTTCCAATTTTGGTGTTAATTCCAAAAGTTACAGATGAATACTGTGGGTATCCATAGTCTGGGAACATTGGTGCAATCGGTATGCTTGTCGAACCCGCTGGGATAATGAAACTCTGGTAGTTGTAAAGAGTGATGTCGGCAGTCAGAACGGGATTTGCTGGTGAAAGGTCTGAATTAAGACCCGTGTAACGAATGGTTGGACTGGCGCTTACAACGAACACCACTGTCCCCGTAGAGTAAGCGGTATTGCTTGAAACCGTAGTTCCAGCGGGGAAGTCCCCACCTTGAAGTGTGTAGTTCTGGTATTGGTTTGCGGTAATAGAACTATCTGTTACGTTTGTAAAACGGATTGCGTTTATTGTGCTGAAGTTCGTAGAACCTGTTGCGGGGGTAAACGTACTGCCCGAATAAGTACCATAACTACCGTTATAAAAACCAACCTGTGGCGAGTTAACGTTCCTATCAACAATAAATAGTTGGGTATGTGGGGTTACGGTCTGACCATTGACGGTGTAGGGAACCTTAGTGGTTGTCGAGCCACCGCCAGTAGTCACTACGTGCGTTGTGCTTGCGCCCACCTGAATGTAGTCGCCAACGCTTAGAGAGAAGCCTTGCGCACGAGCGGCCGCTAGACCGTCAATACGAACCTTTACTTTTGCAACGTTCTGGGTAGGAACTGCATAAACAACCTCTGCCCCGACAGGAATGTAAGAGTTTGGTTTTTTTGTGCTGGGGTCTGTGTAGAAGTTGAAAGACCCAAATTGTTTTGTTGGCTTCAGGTGAAGGTCTACGCTTGGAATTGAGGAGCCAAAGATGTTGTTAAGCCCACTTTTTTGAGTAATGTTAAATTTAAATTCGGCGCTTAAGGTTATGTCCATTGATGAATTAGCAGGAATAGAACTAGGCCAATTTGGAACTTTTGCTGAACTGCGTGTTTTAATTTTAAATTTGGTGCCAGCGGGGAACGCACCCTGAGTATTGGTTGCCCACGCAAACCCAGCAGAATTAATGTCTGTCGTCATTGCAAAATTGCCGGGAATGTCAAAAGTAACTTCATCAACCGAAAGTCGGCTAAGTGGAGCGCCCAAGTGCGAGTAAAAACTTTTGTTTACTTTTGCAACGGTCACGGGCGCTGGCGTGTAAGCAAGCGACTTGGCAGATTTAATGTGGAACCCAGTTTTTACGTAAGGCCCCATTGATTGAACTGTGGCTGGGGTTTGCGAACCAGACCCGCTGGTGAGAATTGTTTTGTTGTTAAATACAATCGAAACTGGGACTTTATTTCTTACGCAACGCTTTAAAACCCCGTTGGGGTCATGAATGGTGTACGACCCGTCATTGTGGACGGCAAGAACTTTTAGGTTTGTGGCGTTACCACTAAAAACGGTTTTTGTAGTTGTTTTCAATGACCCCGAAGTAGGGCGAACGGCAACGGCAACGGTTTTGTAACGGACTTCAGTTGTTTGCACTACCTCTGAGTATTGGATAGTTCCGCTAGAACCACTTACAATTTGCTTTTGAAGCCCGTATGAAATAATTAATGGGGCAGTCCAACTCACCGCCGTTGAAGCGGGTAGGCCAACAACAGGGTATCCACGGGTAACAATGGTGAAGGTATCGCCAGAGTTGTTTCCGTCTGCGTTATTTGAAACAAGAACACGCTCGGTAACTAAATACACGTCGGCGCTACCAGAGGTAGTCGAGGCGGTGAAAGCGTATGAGTTTACGGTTAAAGAAACGCTTGACGAAGTTGCTGTTGCATTTGAGGAAAGTGTAATTCGGTTGCCAGAGACTGCGGTGATTGTGGTTGAACTAGGAATTCCAGAGCCAGTTATGGTAGAGCCAATAACTAGGTAGGGGGAGAGAGTTACCCAAAAGTTACCGCTTGCTGGCAAAGGAAAGCCGAGGGGGTCGCCAGAAGTTGGTGAACCAAAAACTTTAAAAGTTCCCGTTCCTGTTCCAGATAGTGCGCCTAGGTTTGACACGGTTGTGTAGCCAATGGCGCCAATTGGCAACGAGGTGATTGCTTGACCCGTTGAAAGCGGTTGACCCAAAGTTGAGTTAATAACGTTACGCTCAAGGAAGGCGTTGGGGAAGTTACTTGTCGTACCAGCGGTAATTGCCCAAGACGGAGTGCTTGTTATAGAGCCGTTTCCGTCGCTGAATAAATTGTCAGTGCTTTGAATAGCAATTTGGTTGGTTGCATTAGAGCCGTTGGCGTAAACAGAAACAATTGGCATTCCCGTGTGGTCTTGGTAAACCTGAAAGAAGTCATGCGCCCATTCGCTGAACCAAGAGGCACCACCAAAAGTCTTTCCAACTTTTACAAAAGCCCAGTAGCGGTTACCGCCAACCAAACCAATGTTTGGGTTTATTGCAATAGATGAACTGTTGTCATTCCCTTGCCAAATCCAGCCATTATTTTCAAGTGGTGTTGTATCTGGAGAAAAACCCGCCGTGTTATAAATAGCGTCGCTATAAATTTTAACTTCCCAAGAGGTTTGGGGTGAGTTTTCCAAATCGTCGTATACCCAATTGATGTAATACGTTTTTGGGTCTGTTGGGTCAGAAGGGTATTCAAAAGTGTCTGACGGCGAAAAGGTGATGTCAACCACCGCAGGTGCGGAAACAAATTCAATGTTTTGCCCGACTGTGCGAAAGATGTTTTTGCCCTGCTGTGCAACCTGCGTGACAATTTTTTGGCGCTGATTTGAAAGGCTGTCATGCGTCCACTCGTTACCACTTGGGTCGGTTGGGCGCTTGGCGCCATAGTGAACGGCGTAATCTGAATTCGGTGCGTCGGTAACCTGCTCGGCAGTTGTCTCTTTGCCCGTTACGCTGTCAATAATGGAAAACTGAGTAGACGCCTGTGCTGAACTCACTGTTGAACCTTTACTGCGAATTGAGTTTGGACGCTGTTAACACGAGCCTCTCTCCACGCCGTACCAGTGTACATCTCAAACCTATTTTTTGAGGGGTGATACATAACGTCGCCAATTTGAGGGTTGCTTGGGTACTGGTGGCTGGTGAAACTAACGCCAGCACTGTGGTTGTAAATTGTTGCTGGGGAGAAGGTAATCAAGTAAGAACCATTTGAGTTTAAAGAAGGCAACGAAAGCGGGTAAATAATCTCAGGGTTATTTTCTGGGTCAATTACACACTGATAAGGCGCAACCAATGAAATCGAGTAAGTGTTAAAGGGGATTGCGGTAGCGTGTGTCTCTTGTGCATAATTGGTAATTTGCAATGCAGTTGTTCCGTATGCGTAGATGTTTGTACCGCTGGCAATTGATACCAAGGAAGGGTTGCCTGACATGGTAACCGTGTACACGGAACCACTTAATTGAGCAACGCTTCCAATTGTTGTTTGATTATCAAAAGCGGAGAACAAAAGGTTTTGGGTTCCGCTAGTCAACGCATTAGTTGAAAGGGTCAGCGTTGTTGTAGCAATGTTTGTAATAGTGGTGTTCGGTGGGAAGTATGTACCAGTGGGGTCAATGACCGCCATTCCAATAGAAAGTCCAGTTGCGCTTGACACGGTGATTGTCGGGCTTCCCTGCGTAATTGCAATGTTGGCAAGGTCGGCGGAGATTAGGGACTGACCTGCCAATAAGGACGTATAGCCATTAGTGAGACCAGAAACATTAAGGTTGATTGACGTTGAGCCTGCTGATGTGGTGCCAGAACTGACTGCGTATGAGGTTCCCGCTTGGTTACCCAAAATCATCTGTGTAATAAACGAAGGCTCGTAAATTGCCGTACTGGGTGTACTCCATACAGAGTATCCAATGTCCAAAGATGAGTTAACTGTGGCATAACTGCCACTGTCAATGGTCAAAATGTTTGAGTTGACTGTTGTAGTTGCGTTAAAAGACGCTGGGGTGGTGTTTTCGTCGTAGGGGTAGTTAGGAGTGAACGATTTGACGGGGATTGATTGGGTTAACGCTGGCGTATCTTTTTCTACAACAACGGTCTGGGTTACGCCACCTTGCGAAAGAAGCAAAACTTGCCCTGCCGACAGGGGCTGGGTTAGACCGACGTAACAAATTGTTCCAACATTGGTGAACACACCATTTAAGCCAGTTGAGGCGGGGTACGAGTAGAGGCATTTGAAAGGTTGCACCGAAAGCGTTGTGGAACCCGGGGGCGTATCGGTTGTTGTCGTTACTTTTTGCTGATTAGTTCCACTAAATAACGTAATAACCGTTCCAGCGGGAATGTCAAACGGAACGGGCAACGTATTTAGTTTTGAAACTATGGTGTTGTAGGTTAAGCCACCAGTTCCAAAAGAAACGTAAGAGTTGGTTGTCGATACCGTCGTCACAACGGCATTGCCACTTGAGTTGACCAATGAAACCGTTGAGCCAGAAATGGAACCCACAAAAGTGTCTGGCGGAATACCAACACCATTTACAGCCATGCCGACAGAAATTTCCGTTGCCCTGTTAGCAAGAATTGTAATAGATGAACTGTTTGAGGTGAAAGTTGCGTCAGTAACAATTGGGCTTAAATAGAAATACGGAACATCAATTGCGGAGTAACTTCCGCTCGTGCTGTACTGCTGTAGGTGGATTGGCATGAGGTCGGAATAATTGTCATTTGTCGCACCAAAGATTTGCAAATTGACATTCCCAAAGGCGTCCGTTATTACGGAAATCACTTCGTAAGGGTCGTCTCCCATGACTATAAAGAAGGGAAAAGAACTTGGTAGCGTTCCGCTCAAGGCAACGGGAATTGTGGTGCTGTTCACTGGCAAGTTACCAATCAAGCGACCAAGTTCTGGGGGTCTAAAAGAGTTTGTCTGATAAACGCTTGGGTAAGAAGAGGGGAAATTTTGGTTATTGGTGATGTTTGCGATAGTCGCCCCAATGCCAACCGTGTCAGAAAGAGATGTATCAATTAGTGCTGAACCGTCGCCATTTGGAATGTACCAAGGCTCCGACATAGCAAGTTCAATAGTCGCATTAACTGCATTGGTTCCGCTGGGGTTTGACGCAATGAGTGAAGGGGTTGTGTACGTTGTTTGCTCGGCGTCAGCAAGGATAATGGCGCCAGAAGCGTGAGAATTGGAAAAACCCGTGCCAATGCGCAACGTAGTGTTTTGCCCGTTGTAAGTATTGGTAACGGTTGAGGTGCCGTCGCTAATTCCAATGTAAACAAGATACGGCAATGGTGAATACGTTACAGACGTAATTGTTGAATTGTTCGGAATGTTTGACCCTGAAATAGAAGCGCCGACGGTAAACGTAGTCACGTTGGTAAACAGAGTAACTACGGCAGAGGTGTTATTGCCAGAAATGGCACCGTTGTAAACGCCAATTGTCATGTTTGGAATAAAAACAGGCTCGCCCACAGCATGGTCAAAAGAAAAAGATGAGGTGTTTGCAAGGCTCCAAATTACGGGAACGTCAGGGTACTCGGAAAGTGAATTTGCAACAAGACCGTCAATACGGCTCCACGTTCCAGAAAGAACAACCGCTTCTTGCGTTGCTCCTTCGCCTACAATCACCACGTTTCCGCCAACCGTAAGGTCAAGAAAACCAACGTTGGTGTACGAAACGTCGGGGTTTGACGAGATGTCAAGCAATCCAGTCGTAACAGTCCACGAAGCAAATGTGCCACCACCAGAAACTGACGTAATGTTTACGGTCAATGAACCTGTTGAGGGGTTGTAGGAGGTGACCGTTCCCACCATTGACACGTTGCTGGTTCCGTAAATAGCAACTGTTTTGCCAATAGCAAAAGAAAGCCCAGTTCCAACAGTCAGTGTTTGGCTAGTTGGTAAAGCGGTGGCAAGCGGAACTGTGAAACTTGTAGTGCTACTTGTGGTGAAGGCACTAAGAGGAGGCGTGTTTACGGTTAGTGAAGTAGATGAACCAGCAAAAATTGAATTGCTAAGTGTGCTTCCGTAAATAGAGCCAATTGCAGTTGGTGTTTCCGTCTCTAAATCTCCCACAGTGGAGGAACCAAAATACCTGTTTCCTTCTTTGTAAGAAGCGACTACGGTGTTCACTGCGTGTGGGTAAACAAATGGTTGCGCTTTTGTAATAACCCCAGCCGTAATCGGTGAGGTAGAACTGATTGCAGAGTAAGGAGATACGCTGAACTCCCAGAAGTAAATTGCATTAACTGGCGAACCCGTTTTGTAAAGCCCGCTTGTTGGGGCGGAAACTACTCCTGTTGGCGAGACGTATGAAATTGCGTCGTCGTTTATTGCAGTGATTTTAAAAACTGAGTTTTGGTAAGTAAAGAACAAGTCCCCTGCGTTTTGGAAAGAGATGAGTTTTGTTGGGTCATCTACGTATAACGTATTTTGCCCACCAACGGATACAACTTGGTAAGTTCCAGAGCCAGCGCCCAAAGAAACGTTGGAAAGCGTCACGGTTCCGCCCGTTGAAGAAACAACAGCCGTGTAAAAGGTATAAGTTTGACTACTGCTGACCGCCGAAGCACTGTTTGACAAAGAAATGCCGTACAGGGGGTCTGAGTATTGGAAAGTAGTTATTCCTGACAGTGGCGTTACCGTAGATGAGGCAAGCGGAAGGGTGTAGTTTCCACTTGACCCAGTGGGCGCACCAGTGACTTGGAATGAAACCCCTGCCATTGAGCCAGCCGTTCCAGTAATTGTGTAAGGGTACGAAACGGGGAGACCTGAAAGGCTGGAGTTATTGATACCCGTTATTGAGTAAGTGTTTACGTTTGATTGCCAAGTTGCTGAGTATGTATAGGCGGTAAAAGCCAAGTGGGTAAACCCGCCAGCATAAACAGGGTAACCGCTGTGAATTGTTGGGCTACCAGCAGAGGTGTCAATGTAAAAAGATTGACCGTTGCTCATAGTTACTTCTGGGAACGAAGCACCAGCACCACCACCATAAGTTAAGGTGGCATTTCGGTTCATGGTAGCGGTGTAAGAGGAGTAACTGATTACGTAGGCTCCGACAAGACCCGTTGCACCGCCCACTCCGTCGTTAGTAATCTTGGCGTAACTTCCGTCGGGGTTGAGGTAAACGCTACGTGTTGCGTTGTTCGTTACCACGGTTGTAGTGACCGTGTAAGTTCCATTGGTGATTACAATTGGCGCAGTTCCAGTCGTTCCAGTCACCTGTGTGCCAGAAGGGATACCAGCACCAGTCACGTACATTCCCGTTTTGATGTTAGAACTAACGGTTGACGGTAGGTAAACGGCGCTCGCTCCGATTTTGGTTGACCCAGTTTGCGTAAAAGGCCCCAAGATAGATGTGCTTGAAACATCTTGAACAAAGACGCCAGCGGAAAGTAGGTTTGCGTTGACCGCATTGGTGATAGAGGTTGCACCAGAAGCAAGGTTTCCGCCAAATGTGCTGGAACCTACAGACGTAACCTGCGCAAGAGGGTTGCCTGCGTATGCGGTGATTTGCATTGGAGCGACCATAACGACGCCACGATAAAGGGGTGACGAGTAAAAGTATGGTGGCATGGCAAACGAGGCTTTGAAAACGTTTCCGCCAGAGGTGTTTATTTGTGTTGTAACTCCAGTTGTGTTGCTTCCAAAGATTGCAATGCTTTGAGGAGTGCCAGTAAACGTGTAAGAGGTTCCCCCACCAGATTGGCTAGATGAAATGGTGACGGTTCCGTTTTCATTAATTGCTGTTACGGTTGGCGTTCCAGTAACTCCAGTTGCACCGCTAATTGTGGAACCAAAGAATGGGTAAGCGGTCATGTAAGTATTTGGCGTAAAGGTAGTTCCAGATAAAGAACCAGTTGATGAACCGCTGATAGAGGTTGATGTCGAGTAAGTTCCTGCGGGCAGTGCGTTGGGGTTGGAAGAGTGGCTGTTTTGGTTAAGGTCTGTAATTGTTACAACATTGCTACCAGAAACGTATGAGGTGATTACAGCGCCTGCGTACCAGCCCATTGGCGCTGGCTGTACTGGGGCGCTGTTTGGCGTCACATTAATGACCGCAGTAATCTCTTGCCCTTGAGCAAAAATCGGCGTGTTAGAGTTTGAAAGAATTGCCGTGCTGGTGCTTGCAACTGCTGTTGTGCTTGTGTATGAGCCAACTAAAGAGCCATTAATTGGCACTGCACCAGAACCAGACCAAGTAGTTGCGACTTGGAAGGTTTCGCCAGTTCCAATTTTGAAAGTCATGCCTGCGTATACGCCAGTGGTACTAGAAAGAGAGACGGAAGTGGCTCCAGCACTCGCACTTGCCGAAAGAGTGGTGTTTACGGAGGCG